CCCCCACCCCCACCCCCAGGCGCAATATCGGTAGAAAAGTAGGTCCCGGGTGAATAAATGCCCTGAAGTATACGCACAGGCGGAGTTTTCAGTCCATCTTGCACGTAGACAACGGCAGTATACCCGGCGTCCTGTAATTTCTTCAAGTATTTATCAAGTCCGTAATCACGAAACCCCGCCATCAGAAACCCAGGCGTTTTATTCGCCTTCGCAAGTTCACAAATAGAGCAGAAATCATCAATACGACTTCCAGTGCATGATGTCATACCATCCCCACCATCTGCCGGAATAACGACCTGACCGTAGACTTCAAAGAATGCACCCACCTGAAGGAGAACGACTGTATTCGCACCATATTCCGCGGTATATTTTGATGTAAGTGTAAAATACTCTTTGATAAGCGCCATTCGCAAACAACGACTCGACGTTAAGGTTATATATCTCTCGGATTATACCTTTATTACACATTCATTATCCGCGTAATCTCGGCGCGACACAATGGGCACGAATTTTTCGTGATCTTGAAATAGCAATCCGAACAACATACTTGGTGCTCACATGGCGAAAACCGAGCATTTACACGGTATTTACAGCATAATATACATTGATGCTGCTGATCGTCGGTTTCTTCGGGGGCGGGGAGGTGCGCGATTGATAACTTCTGTGCGGGCGCGGGTGCAGGTGCAGGACCTCCTCCAACTGCTTGTTCTGCATATGGAGGCGGAGTAACGATGATCCCCGGGTCCATTGTAATCCTTGTATAAAATCCGAGATATCCGATCCGCGCATATTCGTTGTCACAGATTCGCACACGTGTCCGAAACTCGTCGTTTCTCTCTAGAAAGACACTATTATTTTCATTACGCGAGATATTAAACACAATATTCGGCGTAATATTGTCAACATGTATCGTAACAATCTGATTTGGAAGGATATCATGATCATTTGATATATGAAAAGTCCCGCGCGACATATATGACTTTTTTATAGAGCGGTGACGATCATAAACGAAATCGCGATACGCCCATACTTGATACGAACGGGCCGGCAACCAATTTGCGCGACCCATTCCAGGATTATCGACGATGAAAACATGAATATCGTTCATATCTATGATGGGGATTGCCTTTCCAGCGTCCTCCATTGATTCATGAATCTCTCGAGAGATCGTAATATTATTTGCTAAATTGTTTCGCTGACCTACACCGATACCATTACCAATACCAGTTCCGTCATTAAGTGCAGGAATATCTTCAATACGTGCAGTATAGGTTGGCAAGTATGGATCATTGTCTGGGCGGTATACAATATAAGAGGTTGTAAGATATGGCGTCTCTCGGTAATAATGTGGGCGTTCTTTATATGCCGCATATGCAGTCAGAATTGCAGGTGTTACATCGCGTATTGATGATGACCAGTTGCCTGTGTTTGGCGCACGAATACAAATGTTCATTTAATGATAATGACAATGACAATGACAATGACAATGACAATAACATTATTATCATTATGTTTTTATGTGTTTTATAGACATCGATACAAATTACGGAATCATGGAGTCAATACATACTTAAAGCAAATATGATGTATTCATCTATTGAAATCGTAACAAAGAAACAAAGAATGAACGCTCTTCATGACAATAATATATCAACAGTGACACTGGATGTGCGCATTTCCTGCGATACATTTTGGAATTATAAGTTCAATATCCCGATACGGATTAACGATTATTATGATTCATACGCGCGGAATAATAATATAAATGGTGGTGGCGATGATGCATCGGATACATGTCGTATTGGCAATATTGGACGTCGGGATCCCATGTTTCTTCGTTTGGAAGAGTATCTTGTGGATTATGTGATCGAACGTATATACGATGATCTTGTTGCGAAACGACAACATCGAGATATACCCATATTATTAAAGAAGGCGCGGAAATTCCATATTCACGGTCTAACGTTGGAGGATTTACTATTTCCGTCGAATCGCACGAATGACCATATGACGCCGGAGAATATTGTATATATATGCACACACTGCTAATTACTCGCCGCCGCCGCCGCCGCCGCCGCCCGACATGAAATTGTGTAACATTACACTGTCATTCGTATTTTTTACTTCACCGGTTAAAATGGAATCTTCATACATTCTACGCAATACATCCGGTGGCGCATTCGACCCAATTTTAAGAAGATGATGGTCATATAAATATTTCCTGATTTCGCCGATTGTTTTCTGCTTAAGAGTCAAGTGTTGACTTTGAATATGTCGTTGTGTTTGTTTATTTTTCAACAACACACCGACAACGTCGTCGTGTTTTCCAATACGAAATCGTTTTCTTTTTGTTTTGCGGATTTTGACACGCATACCGCCAAGTTGATTCGGGTCGAGTTGGTTAGCACTTCCGTTTAAACCGTTGTTTGTGTCCGCGCTACTACCGCCACTACCGCCACCGTGAGTGGTTCCGTTTTGTGAAGTATTCATTGGATTGGTGTCGTCACCACCTCCGAACATGGTTTTAATTGTATCTACTGGTTTATGTAACATTTTAGTTGCCCATTCACGAAATGTCGGTTTTGCACCATTTTTGAGACAACCATGAGGCGGTTCTTCTTTAATAAAAATAGACGGCAAATAATCTTCTGGTTTGTTAGGAATATGTAAAGGAGGATCTGCAGACACTTCTTTTGGTGCATTTTGAGGCGCATCATCAACTGCGGAAATCGTGTTGTTATACATATCAGCCAACTCTGTTATTTTTGGTGGAGTGGTGATATTCGGCATCGGCGTGGTCGGCATTGATCCAAGTTGTATGGTTGGTTCATTTACAGATGGCGCCGCCATTACATTTTGCGACGTAGAAAGCATCGGAACAACAGGTAACCCTAACAAACCTGTATTTGTAATAATTTCACCGTGCTTTAATGTTTCTGAAACTTGATTCAGCATTTTAGCCTCTGGGGTTTTGGCATCAGGCGTCCCGCTGCCAATTCCATTATCGGCGCGTCGTTTCTGTGTATGCTGTTGTTGTTCGCGTCGTTTTAATGCAAGTCTCCGTAAAAAATCCATTGACTGGTTGAAATTTGGATCATGTTTAATGGGAATGACCGAAGATGTATCACCGTTACTATGTTTATGGGTTTTATCACGGTCGCGGTCGCGGTCGTCATCTACTCGCGACCTTTCCCGAGTGCGCTGATGTTGTTTAATTCTCTCGAGCAATGTTTTTTTAAGTGCGCTTGGTTGAACAATCGAACTCGGTCGTATTTTTCGTTCATTACGATCGCCTCCGCTACTGCGTTTTGAACGGCGTTTTGAATTTCCTCCTCCGCCACTGCTGCTACCACCAACCAATGATGCAGAATCAATGGTGATACTTTTTCTATCGCTACTCATGTATAATAATCACTACTGTGAAGGGTGTAATATCTTATATATAACGTATAAGATACTACGAATATTTAATATTCACAAATATAACGTCTTCATATATGGTCCGAATCCTCGTTCTTTTCGGTCTTTCACTTCTGGATTTTCAATGAATAATTTGTAACCATTCTCTAAATCGTCAATCGTGATCATTTTTTTTTCAGAAAGAGGAAGACAGAATACTCGACGACTATGCGCGATTTTTGTTTTCGTAAATAAAGTTTCCATATCACGACCGTATGTTGTAAAATATTCCATTCGTGACGCAAACCACGATTCAGGTAATCCATTTTTATTCGCATCTGTCGCAATTGTCCAACCATAATCACGCACTTGTTTTTCATAGATGGATTTTAGTTCGGCCGGTTTATATGTATCCAATTTAAACCGCCATGTAAATCGCGAATTCAGACCTTCATTCAAACTGAAAAAACAATCATTGAGTTCCTTTTCATAACCGGCAATAATTACCATCCAATTATGTTTGTGTTCGCTGAGCGCTTCGCATAATGTATCGACACACTCCTTCGCAAAACTGTCGCGTTTCTCTGAATTTCCAAGAGAATAGGCTTCATCGATAAATAATACACCCCCAAGTGACGCTTTAATCATGTCTTTCGTTTTGATTGCAGTTTGCCCTAAATACCCTGCAACTAGATCATTTCGACTTACCTTTTTGAATATTTTCTTGTTCAAAATACCAAGACTACTAAAAATCCGACCGATGATTTTGGCCACTTCAGTTTTACCTGAACCTGGTGGTCCGCAAATTACCGTATGCATAAAGTCGCCCTTTGTAGGAAGTGAGATATCATCATTTGTATTCACTGGGGGAGGTAACCATGGAGGTAATTTCGATTGTAATGGTTTAAACTCTGCGTTAACAGTGTTGCTTGGTTGAAACATTGGAAACGGTAAAGGATTCGACGAGGGTGTAAAGGGATTGTTATACATGGAATTGTTTATACGCACGTCATTATCCTGCCCCGTTTCTTTTTTTTCAGGAAGATGAAGATCTTGTAAGTAATATAATATCTGATCGACAATTGTCCTTTTGATGGTATCCATTCCAATCATGTTGGATAAATCAGTTAATGGTTTTCGAATTGCATGAATTGCTGACATGTTAATATTGTATTTCTTTGTCTGTGATAACGGGTATATATCACAAAGCGCAATAAGATCGTCGATGTGTTGGATATTTTCACGGATTTCAACAAGTTCCGGTTCAGGCGCAACTGCACTTGGTAGGTTTTGAGAGAGGGGCGGATTCATTTGAAAAGGGAATATAGATGTCCACAAATTAGGAATAGACGCAGACGCTGCGGGTTGACACGAAAATAAAGACGCATTGGATGGAACAAAAGGCGTGAACGTCATATTCATAAACGGATTCGGATTCGGATTCGGATTCGGATTCGGATTCGGATTCGGATTCGGAGTTGGTATGGACGTTGCGGCGTTGTTATCTTGTTTGGCGACCGATGTAAATTTGTAAATACCATTATCGTCTACAAAAGAATAAGGCGTATTTGAAATATGAAAATAATTGTGAAGTTGTTGTTCCATCTTCGTTACTTGTTTTTTATATTCATTCTGCTCTTTTTGATGATTTTTTAGTATATCTTGTCGAGATAGCGGCGGCGGCGGCGGTGTCGGCAGTGTTTGGTTATGTTCTTTTTTTGGGTTCGAGTGATACCAGCGACGTTTTTTGCGCGGAGGAGATGAAGAATTACGATTGGTATTATTATTTTGATTATTTTGATTATTTTGATTATTTTGATTCATATGTAAACTTCAGATATATGTATTATCGGGTAATATGATATCAAGAATAAGGTTTATATTACATTCCATACATGAACACGGAATAATCATTTGAAAACAACATAAAAATAAATTGAAGATACAATATAGTTTACCCCGATATATAACATCAGGGTCAATTCATATCTTCCTTTCATTATTGTTATTCAAACGATGCCAAAACTTGTAATGCGCAAATCAAAAGTAGAGACAAATACTACGGAATCAGATACAGTCGTTGCTGATCATGAACCAGAAGGTGGCAGCAGTGGCATCAATATCACTACAAATAACAACAATGAAGCACCCACATATGAAATGCTGAATCCACGATACGCAACGGATGGGGAAATCATGCGCGAAGACACAGCGCAAAATGATAAAATAAACAAAAGCGTCGGAACTTATATCGAAGAACCATGGACACTTATCGGTTCATACTTTCAAGGGAAACATCTCGACCAACTTGTCCGCCATCAGATTGAATCGTATAATGATATGGTGAATGTTCAGTTGAAGCGAACCATTGACATGTTTAATCCAGTGAGAATCACATCAGAGCAAGATTACGACAAGGTCTCGCACACCCATCGATTGGAGATCGAGGTATCATTTGCAAATATGTATCTGTCTCGTCCACAAATCCACGAGAATACCGGTGCAACCAAAATCCTCTTTCCGCAAGAAGCCCGACTTCGCAACTTTACATATTCTTCAATGATGACTGTTGATATGGCTGTGAAATATATTGTTCGCGGCAATGGCGGTGGCGGAGGTATGAGCGCTGGAGGAGATATCACAATTCATCACAAGGTCTTTCCAAAAATCCAAATCGGAAAACTGCCAATCATGTTGAAATCGTGTATTTGTGTGCTCTCACAGCATAAACATCTCGATCACAATATTACCGGCGAATGTCCTTATGACGCTGGTGGTTATTTCATCATCAATGGAAGTGAGAAAACCGTATTGGGACAAGAACGCGCTGCAGAAAACAAGGTGCTTTGCTACAATGTTGCCAAAAACAATACCAAGTTCCTCTACGTGGCGGAAATCAAATCCATTCCCGATTCGAAATGTATATCACCAAAACAGATCAACATGATGGTCGCAGCAAAACAAAATGGTTTCGGACACCCACTCATGATTCAGATTCCAAGAATGAAACAACCGATTCCTCTCTTCATCGTGTTTCGCGCACTGGGTGTTCTGTCTGATCGCGAAATATGTGAGTATATCGTATACAACATCGATGGCGGCGCTTCTCACGAGGAGGAGGAGCAGACCACTAAGGACGGAAGTGCAGATATTACAGATAAACTCTTGAAGGCGCTACAAGCCTCTATCATTGATGCAAATGGTATCATGACGCAAGAAGAAGCCGTGCGTTATTTCACTTCGCAGGTCATCTTCACGCCGATTAATATGGATAAAGAGACCGGCGCCGCGAAGAAACGTGAATTCGCACATGAAGTTCTACATAACGATCTCTTTCCACACTGTAATAATGATAAACAACGTATATTCTTCCTTGGATACATGGCGAACAAACTCCTGTGTGCATTCTTTCAAATCAACAAACAGGATGATCGCGATTCTTATCTAAATAAACGCGTCGACCTAACAGGTGCACTTCTGAATAACCTATTCCGCAATTATTTCAATAAATTGGTGAAAGATATGTCGAAGCAGGTTGTTCGTGAAATCAATACAGGATCATGGCGTTCAACCGAAGATTACTTGAGTATCATCAATGATACAAATATGTATAAGATCATCAAATCCACCACCATTGAAAATGGACTGAAACGCGCGCTTTCGACAGGTGATTTCGGAATCAAGAGCATGACAAGCAATAAGGTCGGTGTGGCTCAAGTTCTGAACCGTTTGACATATTCGTCTAGTCTCAGTCATCTCCGTCGTATCAATACACCCATCGACAAGAGCGGCAAACTAGTCCCTCCTCGTAAATTACACAATACTTCATGGGGATTCATTTGCCCCGCGGAAACTCCTGAAGGTGGCAGTATTGGTGTTGTCAAGAATATTAGTTATTTGAGTCACGTGACCATTCACAGTAATCCGGAGTCACTTCATACGTATATCGATGAATACATTCAGCGTCTTGAAACGCTGACTCCACGCGATACCTATCGTCAAGTGAAAGTATTTGTTAACGGAATCTGGGTCGGAATTACACGTGATCCATTGCGCCTTTATCAGGAGTTCAAGTTGAAGAAATGGCGTGGAATCATCAATATTTACACATCGGTTGTATTCGACTACCCGAATGCCGAGATTCGGATATGCAATGACGCTGGGCGAATGATGCGACCACTGTTGTTGGTGAACCAGGATACGAATGACTTGTATATTACGCGAGAAATGATTCAACGGGTTGCCGAAAATGAAATTGGATGGGATGACTTGTTGACACATATGTGTTCGAGCAACGCCGCCGCCGACGCTCATGGAGTGATCGAGTATATTGATCCAGATGAGCAGGCGTTCAGTATGATTGCGATGCGTCCGAAGCACCTCTTGCGGAATGAGACTGACGTGATGTCACCCTATATCTACAAGTATTCGCATTGCGAGATTCATCCGAGCACGATATTCGGGGTGTTGGCGTCGTGTATCCCGTTCCCAGAGCATAACCAGGCGCCTAGAAATACTTATCAATGTTTGGATATATATGAAACAGTGCTAATGAGCGATGGGCGTCGTGTTGCAATTAAGGATGTCAAAGTAGGGGATGAAGTCATTAGTTACCATCCAACGACATTTGAAGTAAGTAAGACACGTGTCGTGAATCATTTCATTCAAGAAAATACTCGCCCAGTTTATAAAATAACCACGATAAGTGGAAGAGAAATCATTGCAACGGAAGACCATCGATTCTCAACCAATGCGGGATGGAAAACTGTGAAAGAATTTATAGATGACCGGGACGGTGTCTTGAAGATCGGGGTATTTAATAATAGAACAAATAATAGGATTGAAGAGGATGAAAATCATTATGAATTGATAATTGACGAAGATATGTTTCGTTTAAAAATGCAACAGTTAAATATTGAAGAAACTGTTAATAGAACAATAACCAAAACTCAAAAGTATATCAATTATTTAAAAGATGCAGGTATGCTTCCGTTGTATTCGAATAATCGCAAACTAGGAGTTTTGTCAAGAATAATCGGGTATTTGTATGCAGATGGGTCAATTAACATATACAGAAAAAAGAAATATAATTATAATGAATTTCAGTGTTCGTTCGATTTTGGGAGAAGAATTGACGCAGAACTTATGATTGAAGATTTGAAAATGCTTGGATTTAATCCGGTGAAAATTACAGAAGGAACCAGAAGTTTCAAGTCTGCCGATTCAGAGAGATATCAGACTCATCATACATTCAATTTGATATTTAACGGGTGTTTGCCAGCATTTATAGTGAGCATGGGAGTAAGTTATGGTAAAAAAACAGAGACACCTAGAAATGAAATACCTTGGTGGATTATGAATAACAAATATGTATCTTCCCAATTTATTAGTGGTTTTCAGGGTGGAGATGGTTGTAAAATTAGATGGGACAAAGTTCTTGACAAACGAACAGGAAGAAAGGGTTATATAATCAAGATTCAAGAAACATCACAACAGATAAACCCAGCGATTAAGGCTTCGTTGAAAAGATTTATGGAACAGTGCATTACGATTTTAAACAATTTAGATATTAAGGTTACCCGACAAGAGCCGTTTGAAGAAGAGATTAATTCTACACGTCTCAAATATTCATTTAGAATCTCAAGCACACCTCAAAATTTATTGAGATATTACGAAACAGTAGGTTATTCGTATTGTGATACAAAAAATATGG